TACTATGCGTCTTATCAATGAGATGCCAATACTTGCTGATTTAATACCCAGAGATGACCAGAGAAACAGTAAGGTTAGTTTTGATGTAAAACCTGCACAAGCCGATCATGCTCCCTCATGCTCTTCTAGGGGTGTATTAGGGCAGATGTCAGGAGCTAGGGCAGATGAAGTTATCGCTGATGACGTAGAAGTTCCTAATAACTCTTATACACAGCCCATGAGAGACAAACTTAGTGAAGCTGTAAAAGAATTTGAAGCGATATTAAAACCAAATGGAAAGATTACTTTTCTTGGTACACCACAGGTAGAAAACTCTGTGTATCTCACACTATAAGGTTCTCAGCACAGGATTTGATGGAACGTGAAGCTTCCTATGGTCGTTCTGGCTTCAATCTACAGTTTCAACTAGATACAACTTTATCTGACCAAGATAGATACCCATTAAAGATAAACGACCTAGTAATCGCTTCTGTTAATAAAGAATTTGCACCAGAAAAAATAATCTGGTCTAATAATCCTGAATATGTAATCCAAGACCTTCAATGTGTAGGGTTCAATGGCGATAGATTTTACCGACCAGCCCAAGAATTTGGTGACTTTATAGAATATACAGGGTCAGTAATGTTCGTGGACCCCTCAGGAAAGGGTAAAGACCAGACCGCTATAAGCTGCGTTAAGATGCTTAATGGTAATTTATACGTAACAGAGTGTTTAGGACTCTCTGGGGGTTACTCAGACGCTGTTCTAGAGAAGATTAGTAAGATTGCCAGAGACAATAACATAAATCAAATACTCGTAGAACAAAACTTTGGTGGTGGTATGTTCGCTGAACTCCTCAAACCTTTCCTTATGAGGTTTCACCCATGCCAAGTTGAAGACGTTAGAAACAATAAGACTAAAGAATTACGCATAATCGACACCCTAGAACCTGTAATGAACTCTCATAGGCTCATAATTGACCGCAAAGTGATAGAAAAAGACTTCCGTTCTAACCCTCAAGAAACACCAGAAAGAAGACTTAAACTTCAACTTGTCTATCAACTATCACGAATATCTCGTCACAGGGGTTCTCTAGTACATGATGACCTTGTTGACTCCCTAGCAGGTGCAGTTGCCTATTGGACAGACTATATGGCTCAAAATGAAGACCTAAATATATCCAAAAGAAAAGAAGAACTACTCTCTATTCACACAGATAACTGGAACTCTCTTATGAACAACACCATATCTCAAACTGCTATGGGTATGACCCCTCAACAAATAAGAAATACTAACGTATCAGATCAAGGTTTTATTAAGGATTTCTATTAGGGACCACTATAGGAGAAAGAGACACCTCTACTCACTAAGATTACACTAAGAATACACTTAGGATTGCACTAGGGGGGAGGACCCTTAGACTGTTGCTGCATGATTCTTA